TTCATACTTAATATCCTACATACTTCTGGAATTACATATTTTGTGTATTCCGAATCTCCATAGGCTTCCTGGATCATATCCAGTACTTTCATGGCTTTTTCTTTGGTGGAATATTTTCCTAAAATAAAATATCCTCCACTTCTCTGTGCATCCTGCAAACTCCAACATATAATATTCAATGAATCTGGGAGTTTCAGATTGATTACAATGTTTTCAAACTTTACCAGTGCTGTTTTATCCTGACTTCTGATTAACATTTTTCTTCCTCCTTGTAATTCTCAATTGCAGCTATCCTATCTTCGTACACGGCAATTTCTTTTTTTAATCTACTTATCTCGGCATTGTATTTTTTTAAGAATTTATCTTTCGCAAATTGATAGTTTGGTTCTTCTAGCACAATGTACGGCGACGAAGAATCCGAAATTTTTCCAACATCATCCTTCTTTACGCGTCCAATATAAAGCCCTTCTGGAAACTTGGTTAATGCTATATAAGTTTTTGGTTTCTCGATTACCTCGCATTCTTCAACTCTGATTTTGAAAACGGGTTTCTCAAATGTTCTGGTTTCTAAATTAATTTTTCTGTAGCAATCTAAAATGTAGAAATACAATCTCATTTTATGTCCTCCTGTTTCTTAAAATCCATCTTCAAGTCATAAACAAACTGGCAAAGTTTCTCTGCGATTTCATCTGCATTTTCTACATTCGCAAGCTGTCTGACATACTGCTTACCACATATAACGCAAGTTAATTTTCTGATTGTTTCCCAAACCTGCCATGAAATAATGGTGGAACCAAAAGCATCCGTCATTAGAGAATCTCTTCCGTTTCCGTTGTCGTCTCTGAACCACTTTTCTCTCGGCGCTTTTAATGTGGTTGCAACATCTTCTCTGGTAAGGCAACCTTTGTATTTTTCGTCAATGCGCTTTTCCAGCTCGTCCAGAAGTTCCTTCTTTTCCTGCTCTGTCATTGTGTCCTCACTTTCCATATCTTCTCAAAATTTCTGCAACTGCATTAATATGCTCTGACAGTGTATCTAAATCTTCATCTTTGATTGTTCTCAGCCCACGTTTCGACTTAAAATCTTCAATAGCATATACGCCTTCTTTGATTTCCTTAAATTTCTTTGCCATTTCACTTTCTTTTATGGCATCGGAATCATATTTATAAAACACTTCATTTTTATCGTGCTCCCCAAACTTGTCGGTTTCAATTTTAGTTCGTTTAGGAGTTATACGAATGATCTTCGTAGGATACACCATGACGTGTCTAAACCCTGATCCAAATCCACTCCACACTTCTCTTGCAATTCCAACCACGTCTCCGACTTTTAAATCATCTTTACTTATCGGATTTAATTTTCCCATTTCCATCCTCACTTTACCCATGTAAGCAACTGACACGCTATTGTGCAGTCCTCCATGATTTCTCAATATTCAATAAAATCAGACAATTCCATCTGGCCAACTACATTATTGTCTTGCATCCACCATAGATAAACTTCTTCGCCACAACTCCACTTCGCATCTTTTCCGCGCCGCTTGCGTTCCTCAATCATTCTGTCAAAAGCACGTATATAGGCTTGCTTGTACTTTGGAAAATCATACATTTCTTTTTCCCTCCGTTTCTTTGACGCAAGCGGATAACCGATACAACCAACCCGATTATATCCACATTTGTACAAATCACAGGTTTCTATATGCTCTGAATTAATAAAATCCCATATATCTGATTTTTCCCAGTCAATGATTGGATTGACAATCATTTCGTTTTTCTGCATGCAAAGTTCAATCATTCTGCGATTGGCGGCATTGTCATTCATTAGCATAATTGATGTGAATTTTTCTCTAGTTTCCTTTGATCCACCAATTTTTTCAAATTCTTCTCTTTCTTTTCTCTGCCTGCTTTCATCCCATCTCACACCAGTAGCAATATATCTATTTGTGCACCACGCTTCTTTAAGGACTTGACAGCAGTAGCGAGCTTGTCTTGTTGGCGGCGTCAGTTTTAATGGAATTAATTTCCACATCGTGATATGTTCGCCTTTATATTTCGGCATTTCTATTTCACATTTAATCCCTTTTTCTTCCAGACTTTTAAATACCTTTCGTATGTGCCGTACAGTTTGCGGTGCATCTGCCGTGGTGTGACTATTGTGTACTTCAAATGGTATGCCGCTCCTGCGAAAGAGTTCTAGCATCACATCGGAGTCTTTTCCTCCAGAATATGTGCACACAAGTGGCTTTTCATAATGTTTCAGCGAGAGATCAGACGCAAGCCGAATTCTCTCAATTGCTTTTTGTTCTAAATCCATAATATTTACGCTCCAAATCTTCTGACCAATTCTTTAGTTTCTTCTGGAAATCTAATTTTCGTCTTCTCTTCGATTTCCTCCATCATACTCATAAAGCTTCTCTCTCCGTTATTTGCCATCCTCACATACTCGTTAGCAAGATGAACTACATCCAGAAGCCTGTCTGTTGAAAACTTATGTTTCTTGTTCAAAGCCATCATAATTGTTACAGTATTGACTACGGTCGCCCAATTATCGCCAGTATCAAAGCCGTCGTTGTAGGCTTGATCCCGCATTTCCTGTAGTTCCTTGTACGATTGCTTCATTGCTCTTCCGAATGCCTGTGACATTTGGTTATCGCATTCCAACACCCTATTTTTCTTTGGTGCTTTCATCTTTAATTTGCTTCCCATGTTTCTTCCTTTCGTATCTGTATTCCGTCAAACGGTACGCTCTCGATATTCCCGGATGTTCTGTGGCAATCAGAGAATCCATCTCCAATTGCCGCATATGTCTCTGGACGGTACACTTTGTGAGGTCTGTTCCATCCATGATTTCTTCGTAAGAAGGCATATATCCGTGTTTCTCAAAATACTTGATCAGAAATCTATAAACATCATTTCTGGCAGATTGTCCCTCATTATATTTCCTCTGACGGTAATTCATACGTAAAACGGCTCTTCTGCCGCAGTATTGCTTTTTTCTGCACGCATTTTATTTAATCTTTCCGCAGCTTTCTTCTTTGTTTCATCGGAATATTTTCTCGGTGGATTGATTTTAATGTAGGAATATGGCAAGTGAGCGAAAATAGATCCATCATTGTTTCTGGCAAGAATTTTCACATCGTCTGGAAATTCCTTTTCTAATTCCTCACATCTATTCTTCCAGGTGCTCCCATTCTTAGCAGTAAGCCCTACATAATCTCTTCCGGGAATCCACTCAATTACGCATTCGTTTGTGTTTCCTGACATTCAATCACGCTCCTTATATAAAATCTCCTATGCTCATTTGACTATCTTTTTCAAAAACAAGCATTTCGTTTTTTGCTCTGTTATAAAAATTTCTGTCAATTTCAAATCCGTATGCACTTCTGCCAAGTTCCATGGCGGCTCTCAATGTGCTACCACTTCCACAGCAAGGGTCAATTACCACATCCCCAGGGTCAGTAAATATTTCAATCAGTCGTTTTAGAACTGCTACTGGTTTCTGTGCTGGATGAATTTTCGGAATGTCCTTTCCGTCTTTTTCCCACTGGAACCAGTTAAAAACCATCTTTCCAGTTCCACGAATAGTCTTTCCGTTTTCATCTGTCTGCGCTCCATTTCTGAATTTTGGAAGTTTATCTCTGTAGAATACAAGAGCATATTCTGTAGCGCCTACCACACGCATATTTGCTTTAAGCACCTGTGGACTGTAGTTTTTAATAAACACAAGTGGTATATAGTGAATGAAACCATGTTTCGCCGCCGCATTAATCAGAGTTTGAATCTGTTCAAACGAGCAAAACACTATCATGCATGGTGCATCTGAACTTCTTCCTCTTGCTCCTGCCTTTTTTGGTTCTTTCTTCAACATTTTTGAACAAAAATGGAAGTATTCATACAGATTGAAATTGAAATCGGAATTAAAAGCTGCTTTACCGGCAAGTTTACTTTCTCCGTTCTTGTTGTCTCCATTAATATACCAATCACATCTACTACCATAGAAATTGCTGCCTATACAATATGGTACGTCAGCAATTACGAGTTGCGCTCTTGGAATTGCGTATTTTTTATAGTTCTGCATAGAATCACGATATATTTCACACTTTAATTTCATTTTCAAAAGAAGCCCGGTGCACCCTTACGTCAGCTGAAGGCAAGCTCCTTTCATTTTTTATTTTTTATCTTTTGAATTTAGCCAGTAGAACTACTGGTGTGTTAGAATCAGTGATAGTTTTCTTCATTGAGTAAGTCGTTGAATTTTTCCAACGCCTTAATAGA